CCAGCCGAACCCAATGTCTGGCATTTTTCGGTGAACAGAAGGGGTTTGCCCATCAAGGTCTGATAGGGAAGTCCACTCAATCCACCGGCAGGCATCCACAGAGGAACGCCGCCTGAACCGACCGCTAGAGCCATTGTCGCAAGTTGTGGGAAAGTGTCATGGTTAGCAATCCAGACAACTCTATCTTTGTTATACGCTCTCGACCACATCTTGATTATGTTCTCTGCCACAATTGTAGTAGAACCCTGCCCAGTCTCGGCACCTTGCGTAATAAGGCAAGGATTATTAGAATTAGCAAATCCCAAAGGAGCATTCACGCCGTCTCCATTGATAAAGTCATAGTCCTGTACAAAACCAATGGCCTGTGAGAACTTACGACTAACATCTGCCTCAACTGCAATCGCTGAATCCTCCAGAAGTTCATCAGAAACATGGCAAAGACCAGTGACCTTGTGAAGTGTCAGGGCTATCCGTGCATAAGTTGGTGCAGTAGCCGTCTTTTGCCCTGCCTCACCTGGGCGGTAGATTGTTATTCCACCGAAGTAATTAGTTGAATGGTTAGCATCCACATCGGCGGGAATCACCACCCTGTTGGATTGCATGGGAATGACAGTGGCTCTTGGTCTAACAATGGCAGTTTCCAGTGACTTTTGCATAATGGTCGTTATCATTTGCTCAGGTACTAGATAGCCACCAGCAGACAGTGAACCCTCAGTCATATCCTTCTTGCTTACAGCATCATCCCAGGCTCTCAAAGTTTCGGGTTCGCCCTTATTTCTTTCGGCCTGAACCAATTCGGTTAAGAAGTGCCCAAACGACTTGAAGCCACCAGTTTTATCGGCAAGAATTTTATCTTCTGGGTTTGCTATGACTTTTGTTTTTGTCTCATCCTTTTCGACCTTTGACATTTTCTCTACAACTTCTGCGGCCGCTTTAGCTGCGATTTCCGCTATTTCTTTTTCGTCCATTAAATTTTCCTCCAATAAAAAACCGCCTTAGAAGAGGCGGTTTGCATTTTGAGACTATAAGTAGTCCCAATTTAGTCTAGTGCACCTTGCGCTTTGCGAATTGCTTTTGCTATTTCTCTGCTTATAATTTCTTGAACTTTCTCCATAGAAAGTTCAAGTTTTGGCTCTTCTTTCTTCTCTACAAACATTTCTTTTATATCAACAGGTATATCGCTACCTGATAAGCGCATTATTTCACGAACTAAATCCCAAGTATTCCCCCTTACATCCTCACTTAACTTATTATCTTGAAGCAATTTGGATACATAATCTAATTCATCTAAAATTTCTTGCTGGCTGGTTTTGGATTTTTGATGTTCTAAATTATCATCCTTGATTTCAATACCTAAAGAAAGTAAATCTTCAATTCCCTTCCCGTCATGCTCCTTAACCCATGCTTGGGCTTTCTCCATTGTCCAGCCCTTATCTTTGCGGAATAAATAAGTTCTGACTTTCTTTTCCCGCCCACAATAAAGAGCTTTAATGCCTTCCTTTTCAGATATATCTATGGTGGCTGTTACTTGACAATCCCTTACAGGAATCCGTATATATTCCTCAATTTCTTCGGGCTTGGTGATAAGTTCCCTCTCAACCTCATCACAGATTTCATGGACTACAGGGTCAATGGATTTAGAACGAATATTTTGTATGGCTTCCCGATTAGAGGGAATGATAACTTGGGAGATTTCCAAAAGTTCTACATCTTTATAAGTTCGTTTAGGCGATTTTTGACCATCCCCATCTTCCCATTCTTTAGGGATAAAACCGATAGAAAAGGCAGCCACACCTTTGGAAGCTAAATAATAAGCCCAATCCGCTTGTTCATTCCCAGCATTCACATAGTATTTGGGCTTGCCCTCAATTCCCTCTTCTGTGATTCGCAATTTAGCCCATTCCCCAATCTGATTGGTTAAATCCCGATAATCATGGGCAGCTACCAAGACCGGATGTTTCATAAATTTGGGAATAGTTTTTTTAAAAGCTGAAGGTTCTACTACCTCCCCGTCCCTATCCATTGATTGAGTGGAAACGGGAATAAACATATCTAATATACCCTCATTATCCATTCCCCTTATTTCCGCCCTATAAGTTTTATAAACCGTATCCATTAATACCTCCTGTGATGTAACGCCCTGTAACGCCTTCTGTCTTTCTCTGTAACGCCTAACACGTTCCCTTGTTTGTTTGCGTATTCTTTCTAAACGTTCTAAATCATCCACCTTTTCTCCTAGACTACAGGCAATACTGTGCATCTACAATTTGGGTGAATGGGGATAATTCCATGAGCTTCTTGAGTTGGGTATTCCCCTTTTGCATCAAGGCAAATATCGCAAGCATCGGGGGCAGGATAAACTTCTGATTTTTCTATTCCTTCAATCTCGTAACGGTGTAAAGCCCCCTCATTAGAAGCGGCTATGACTTCAGTCCTTGCAATTCTTTCCGCTCTCATCCTGGCATTGTTCTCAAAATAACCTTCAATCCTCTTGGTTAAGTGTTGTATAGATTCGCCAGCTTCAATCCCAAGAGATAACTGATGCCTCAAGGCTTCAAGAGTAGTGATATTTATCGACTTAGCCAGAGTAAGAGAACGGGTCAATATCCATTCTCTAGCCCATTCGTCTAACTGCTTAACCGTATTAACTGCATCTTCAAAGGAAGATTCGTAGACCATCTGGATAGCAGGCTCAAATCTTTTGGCTGTTTTTTCATCATCTAGAGAATCGGGGAGTTTGCCCGTATCTTTATAGTATTCAACTGTATCATTTTTTTGTTCATCAAATACGGAGTCAAATACCCGTTTAAGAGCCTGTTCTTGTCGCTCTGTTTTTTGAGCATAAATATTCCAGCGTTCCTTTTTCTGTTCAGGTGTAAAACCCTTAGATTTCGGTTGTTCTTCGGAGATTAATTTCTTCCCCGAGATTGGAGTGGGAATAAGATTTAAGGGTACTAATAATTGTTGACCCACGCCATTAGGTAAGGGGTCAAGCCCTAACAATTTCCGAGCCTCATCAATTAGAAGTGTCGCATTTCTCATCCCTGATTCGGCTAACATTCGCTTTTGCTCCACTGTTTCTGGAACGACCTCATCAAAATCCAGTTCCACGCCTTTCGCTAATGGGAACATGGGAATTAATCGTTCATTTAATTTATTTTTGATTCTGACAAGTCTGGGCTTAATCAGCCATCTGGCGAAGGTATAATCTCCGGCTTCAGCATTAGCTCGATTGACATTTTCCACTATACCCATGACTGAGAGGGGCATTCCAGCAGCAAACATCAAATTCTCACGAGATTGCTTACTCCCCGCATAGAAGTCCATATCTTTTTGTGAAATCTGAATCTGTTTGTATTTAAGCCCCCCTTCCAAAACCGCTATTTTATGAGCCTTGCTTAACCCCCGATGTTTTGAAGACCACTCCTCTTGAAGAGATTTAAATTGCTCATCAGATAGATTTTTATCCGTTTCCAAAGCCCCATCTGGGCGTGCTGAGTTATAAAAGAAATTCCTATTCCACTTTCCTTGATAAATTGCAGTATCTAAGTCCATCGCAGAGGCTTGGGCAAACCCCACGCCCCCATAAGGATTGAGGGGGTCAGGCATCAAAAACCAGATAATCTCTTCTTTTGTAAAGGGAATTTTCTCAGTTCCCACTTGGGCAAGATAACCAGAGATAAAATCTCTTTGAGACTTGATTGGCTGTATTAAATGTGGGGGAATAATCCAAACTTCAGCAGGTACTCCCAACCCATTTCTGGGAAGATACCAATATGCCTTTCCCGTTAAGTCTATATGTAATTGAGTAAGTTCTATTATCTCTTGCCCCGTTTGAAACTCATTAGCATAATCCAAAAGGCGTAATATCGGATGGTCAGCGACTTGATTTCTTTCCGACCTCTCCGAGCCTTTATACAATCTCCATTTTACTTCGCCACAAGCAGTAGCTATACGATTGGCAATTCCGAATAAAGAGTAGATTTCTCCATAAGCAGATAAAAATCCTTTCGCATCCCGGTCTGGGGGTGTTTGCCAGTCGCTTGCTATATATCCAAATCTTCGTTGAATTGTCTCTTTAACCTGTTTTATAAAGGGTAATTTCATATCCAGCGCACCCTCACTTGAATAGGATTACTTTCCAAAAAGCATAAGGCCAAGGCATCCCCCCTATCTGGCGATTCTACCCCCCTTCTTCTCATCTCCTCTTTACTTTCAATAAGCATTTGGGCTAATCTATTGGGGTCTTTTAGCTTAATATCAGTTAATTGTTTCAAAAGTATCTTGTCATCTGGAATAGAAATATCATTCTTTTTAAATAACTGGGCTAATTTCCACCACATCTCGGCTCGTATATTGGCAAAGGTCTCTGTATCATTAGCCTTCGCTTGAAATGTTACCCCCACCGCTGGTAGGCCGAATGCCTTTAATCCATCTACCACACCTGGGTTATACCCTTCATCTATATTGACGATTTTGGGATTGTGTTCTTTAATTTTGTCGTGTATCCTGCCAATGCACCCCTCGGTATCACTTTTCCGCCAGAAAAGAGAATCTATAACTTTATTGCCCCGCCGAACATATAAAGCATTTTCGTCTTCCCCAAACCTTGCAGTATCCACCCCTATGGCTATAAAATCACTATCCCCAATCTTAATATCTCTATTAATAGCAGCTTCGGCAGCTGAAAAGGGAATTAACCTATCCCCCTCCCCAGAGGGGAAATTCCCCAATACGTAGACTTCATATAGGGGGCTATCTTCCCCCCACTCTTTTTTCTTCTGTTCAACATATTGAGGGGAAATCAGAAAGGGAAAATCCCCCTCCCCCGTAAACGACGGCGTGTCAAATGCACTTATGTGAAATGATTTATAATTTTCATCAGCGAAAGCATCATGGAATTTGCCCATAATATTGGTGGGATTCCCTAAAAGGAGTAACCGTGTATGCCCCGCAGCCAGAGGATTATCTATCGCCCCGTATACCTCATCCCCTATCCCCGCTGCCTCATCTATTATCACCAGAACATGTTTGTTATGAAAACCAGTTATCCTGCCCGGCTCATCCGTTGAAAACCCAAGGGCAAACCAATCATCTTCAAAGTTTATTCCAATTTGAGTTAAATCCCCACCTAACTGAATGGCTGCCCCTGCGTACCTTGCCCGTATCTCCCTCCATAATTGCTCCTTAACCTGCCGAAAAGACCTCGCCGTCGTTAATACCGTGCAGGGACGAAAGGAACATAAAAACCATAAAACTACGCAGGCAGCCGTTAGTGTCTTCCCTGCCGCCGAACACGACCTCACTGCTGTCTTTGAATTATCCCTTACACTTTCTATTATCCGCGCCTGCTTAGACCAAAATCTGATTTTAAGTACTTTCTCCGTAAATCCAATTGGGTCTGCCCGCCACCTCTTTATTAGACCCGGAAAGAAATCATCCTGTTTCTTATTAAGTTCTAAAAATCTGCTTTCTATCTCAAGCGCATTTAACATGATTTCTTACTAAACATAATGTTACCAAGATTTTTAACCAGCCGATTTTCTAAGAGTGTATCTCCACCCACATTTTGAATTTCCTTGTAAATTTTAACCCCATACCCCCTAGCTATACATAAGAATTCTAGTGCGACACACTTTTAGCCTTAGTTTTAGATATAAAATTTAGTCTGTCGGTAAAAGGCTTGGGGTTATAATGGAGAAGGAGGAGAAAGCCCCCAAGGAACAGTATAAACCCCCAAGGTCATAATTGTTATTTGCCCTCATGGCTGCCAGTCAATAGCAGTATTCCACATAGCTGTCAGTTTAACCTCTGGGGGGTACTTGTTTTTCTTATTCTTCGGTTATATGTTAAATTCTTAGTAAATAGCTAAGGATGCCCCGCTCTTACTCGGCAAGTCGTAAGTTACTAAACAAAGTTTTGTCTTGCTCTCTATTTGTGATATAATAATAGAATGAAACGTTGCCCTATTTGTAAGCGTATCCAGCCAAATGAGAACTTTCCCATCAACAATGGGAAACAAAGTTCTGAATGTAATTTATGTCATGGTATAGCTAACCATTTAGACCCTTATTGCTCAGCATATCAACAATCATGTATTTTCTGCCATAGTCCATATGCTCATGCTCATCATTTAACCTATGAACAGCCAAATAAAATAATCTGGGTTTGTAACGCTTGCCATATTTTTATGCACCAATTAGCTGTTACTTTACCCAAATTTATTTAGACGTCTTGCCCTATTGCCTAACCCCTCCCCACCCGTTTATTCAGGATTATACAGGCAAGTATTACGGTCAATAGGCAGACTATAGTTATACTTATGCAAAGTCCTTCTAGTAATTGAAGAAAAAAGAGAACATCCATAATTTACTCCCCTTGTTGTTTTTTATCATATTCTTGGTAAAGTTCTTTAAGCGTTACAGAAATATGTGCTTCTCTCCGAGGGTCAGACCATCTTGAGAGGGTATCCTTTGAAGCATCTATGGCTACTTTCGGATTGGTATCCCTACGCAGATATTCCTCCATAACTTTTTGCTCCACCCTTAATGCAGTAGCCACATTTCCCCGTCCTTGTTCTCTATAAAGCCCTTGTATATATTCCCAGAGTTCTGGTATTTTCTTCCAATTGCAGAGTGTAGCCTCTGTTACATTTAATTGAACGGCTAACTCTTGTTGTGTTTTGGGAGACCGGTCAACGGGAGAAGTCGCCAACCATTCGGCAAAGATTATTTGTGGCGGTTTTAATTTAACCAGCTCATTCATTTTATTTCCCTTTGGGTGTTAAAGACTTAATAGTATCTTCCAATTCTGCTATTTTAGCCCTTAGTTTAATAACTTCATCCTCTTTAATCTTTTTCTTGGCTCTGCAATTAGGGCATCGTTTAGGGGGATAATTTAGATTCCTATCTTTATAAAACCCTTCTTCTTCTTTGGTAAATTCAAATTGATTGCCACAGATTTTACATTTTAATTCCATGTCATATACCCCTGAGAATATTCCATAAATTTCCCGAACTTCGCTTATTTGCTATTGTCTTCTTCCACAATAAATTCCAACCAGACCAGAATTACTGGCGGATTCCTGTTAATATGTTTAAGAAACTCTAGCCAAGCCATCCAGTCATGCCAAAATGATTCAGTAAAAACCCATTTGAATATCTTGTGCTTTTGATAAAGAATATACATGACCTTGAGCTAGAGCCAAGAGCCTCTCACTCTTGGACGATTGGGTATGTCAGCTTAGCAACAAGCATCTATCGCCTGCGGTCGTTACATCGCACTAACTTAGACAGGGGGTGCTCCCAATCTACCCCGACTCGTAGCGTCTATCTTCCGCCACTCTAGCCTTTATTTTCCTTAATTAACCTCAAGCATATTCCAAATCAGGGGGCAATCGTTTTAATTCAGCCCCATAAGGCGGAATATCCCCCTCAAAATGGTAAACCAAATGCCCCTCTTCGCAACCATAAGCATCCTGTCTTCCCATATGAGGATGATAAAATTTAATCCTTATTGGAGAAACTACTTTGCGACATCGGGGACAGTAATATCTCAATTGCATCGACAATATTCCTTGAAAGTTAGTTTAATCATTGCCTCAATAAAACTGTTTGCAAGCGGGCATGGCTTCTCACAAAACAAAACACATCTGTCATAACCCGATATGGGGCAGTTTATCTTTAACGAATCCCATATTACAGGTCGGAACCGACTTTCTATAATAAAAGCATCATCTTTTAAGGCTTGATTGAGTTCTAAATTACTTATCATTTCTGAAAAATTTCCTCAAAATCCAATGGGGAATGCCACTTTTAACCTTATCTTTAGTCTGATGCACATTATCGCAATTCCAGCACTCATGTCCCCACATCGTTTTCTCTAATTCTTCCCTAGGTATGTGGGGGTTGGCTTTACAATAGGCATCTAAATCGCCCCCAAAAGCATGTATCCAATTCCAACACACCCAAATTGATTTGCAATAGGGACATCGCCTAATCACTTTTGAATATCCATAAGAACAAAATTGCGTCCCCGATGTATAGAATTAAGAGTAGGACAAAAACGCCACTCGCCCACCCATAATTGCCAGCACTCCTTAAATCGTCTAACCACAAAATGGTAGGCAAAAATAATGCCTGCATTAGTATCCAAGCCAGCTTTGGTGCAGAGAGACTCCTCAATATCCGTATTAGTTTTGTTACTGGGAGGTTTTTCGTCATCCATCTTAGCCCCTACAATCAATTTCTACGCCCCTTAAATCTTTTCTGAATACCTAACTGCCTTTCTTTACTGTATGGTCTAATATAACTAGGTTGCACAGAAGCTAACTTAGCCTCGTTAGGTTGCACACTAGGTTGCACAACTTTTCTCTTTAGTCTCATCCGCTCTCGATTTCTTGCCTTGCTTAATGGCATCCAATTACCCCAAAAGTTAAAATCGTAAATCGCTGTCTTCGGGATTGACAAGGAATATTAAATATGCTTAAATAAAAGGGATGAAAGTTAAACAGCAACCTATTGAGTACCATCTGGAGAACCTTAAGCCCCTTTGTGTAAACGAATTGATTCGGGCAATCCTTGGGAACGGCGATGAAAGTCCATCCCTTGCCCGACAATTAAATCAGGCTATAATTTTAATGCTTGCGACCTTAACCCCTAGAGAAAAAGCAGTTTGCATAGAATACTTCGGTCTCGTAACGGGAAGTCAATTAAAAGTAAAGGAAATTGGCAAATTGCAGGGGCTTACACCAAGTCGGATTTATCAAATAATGCGTAAATTACTTCGTAAATTGCGCCACCCCTCACGTTTGCATTTCCTATTTCCCCCCCTAAATGTTGGAACTTAAATTGCTGTCTTCGGGTTCAACCATACAGGTTCGGCAAGATTTTCTAGTTTCAAACCTTCGTATTTTAGGACTTTATGGCTAGTTTTTATTGCCCGGGCAACTAATTAAGACAACTATAAGCCTATTTTGAGGCTAATTTAATAATCATAATGATTATAGTGCGACACCTAGGCTCAAAAGACTTCTGGTAATACAATAATTACGGAAGTCTGCGGGGAGCGGAAGTCTAACCGCTTGAAGCTACAAGCAAGCATTGCCGATAGGTAGGTACCTGATATGTACCTATTGGAGTTAAGGTACAATGGGGGGTTGGTAGTCTTCCCATGCTCCATAAATCTGGGTGAAATCCCCCCGCCCCCCCCCCAATAGTCTTGCTTATTACTTATGAATGTTTAGTAAATAGCTAAGAATGCCCCACTCCTACTCGGCAAGTCGTAAGAAACTAAACACACGAAACGTCCTGCTTAATTGCCAGACCCCACCCTGGCTGACTAATCGGTTTTACCCGCAGTTATTCTCCATTTTAGAGCCACACAGCCAGCCGGGGTGAGTTAATAGCCAAATAAAAAACGGGGCTTTAATACCCCGTTAGTTTGCTATGGCTTTATTTGCGATAGCAAGGCGGCCATCTTGGTAAGCGGACTTCTACCAAGATAGCATAATTATACCATATTCCTTTATTTTATGCAAGTCCCACGTCGCACTATTTTATATTCAGGATGCCACTTTAAACCTAACAATATTTTTTACGAGGCTAATTTTATCGGATAACGTGTAGAACTAGACTTGACAATATACCTCCAATGGTGCTATTGTGGGGGTAACAGTATTGAGGAGTTAAGGAAAGGAGGTGTAAAATGAATTTAATACGATGTAGCTGTGGCAAGCAAGCCTACTATATAGACAAAAAAGATAAGGACGATTTCAAGAAAGCACATAAATTGCACTTGAGGGGTAAATTCAAAATATACCCCTCAGAATTACTCCAAATAGCTGCAAATATTCACAATGAGCAATATCACGATAACGAAGAGCCAGAGCCAATTAGTTAAAGGGGAATTCCATAAATCGTAAGGCTTGAAAGGTTAAGGAAAGGAGTAAGGGCAATGAAACTAGATAAAGCATTAGACAAATTGCCACAGCCCACTTATGAGGGGCAAGTAATCAAAAGGTTGCCCTGCGATTTGTGTAACCGCCTACATACTAAAACCGTGGCGGTAAACATAGATGGATTGCTAGTATGGGAGATTCATAGCCCTTGTCTGGATAAAATAGCAAAACGAGCAGCACAATATATTCAGCAAATCTCGTAAGGCTTGAGGGGTTAAGGAAAATGAGAATACAATTTAGCCAAAAGAATTTCAAGCATACAGCCTTAGCTCAACAGATACATGATATGTGTTATGCTTGTATTGCTCCCCGGTATCGCCAAGGTTTACTTATAAAGGTGATGTTTTACACTAATCCTGAATTTGCTACCCGTTGGCGTGGAAGTTATCGGGATATATACCATCATGGGTTATATGAAAATGAATGGGATATACACGGGATTGAGGCAGTTATTACCTTAAAGGTTGGTTTGCAAGTGCCGATTGATAAACTTCTTTACTTGATAGCCCATGAAACAGGCCATCATATTATTAGAAGCCAAGATAAGCGTGGCGGTGAAGTAAAAGCAGACAAAATCGCAGCCAGAATTATTAAAAGGTTAAGGAAAGGAAAATGTATAAACTAGATAAACTCTTATATCACGGCACAACAGCAATGGCAGCCGTTTATGCCTGTGGGACTAACGAGGGTTTTAGGGCACCTGTTTATCTTACCGAGAGCAAGGAACGAGCAGAACATTATGCAAAGGCTGCCGCCGCCTATATTGAGCATGAAGCAAAAGAAAGGGGGATAAAACTGATAAAAGAAGGGTATGCTATTATAACCTTCCGTAGCCTGCCAAATAAAGACTTCCTAAAACCTGATGATTATAACCCTGAAGCAGAACCGAATCAATGGATATATCTAAAACCAATAGTAGGATATAGACATTTCTCAGTAGAATATCATCCTCTTGAAGCAACAGATGAGCAACGCCTATATCTAAGATGTTTTGCTATTGGAATGTGGAGAGGTTAAGGAAAGGAGGAGAAAAATGAAGGAATATATTATCAAATGGCGACTAGGGAGTAGTATTGTCAAAGCCTCAAGTCTTGAAGATATAAGACAAAAGAATCCCGATGCACAATCAATTGAAGAGGCAACACCAGAAAATTTGAAATGGGTATTATCGCCTAATGAATGGCATGCTAGATTTGGTAACAAGGCTATCCATAAATCGTAAGGCTTGAGGAGTTAAGGAAAGGAGTGAGGAAAATGAGCAGAGGTAAGACAAAAGTAAATGAGACATCACCTATTAACTTTTACCCACCAAAGAACAGGGACCCGTTCTATTACAAAACTATAAATGGCGAACGTTATTATTATAGGTATACCACCTATGGAAAAGAAGAGGTTGTTAGAGAGATAAAACATTTAAAAAAGAGAGGGTATAAAATACGAGTAGAATGGGTAGAAGATGAGCGTTATATTATTTGGAGACATAATCCATAAATCGTAAGGCTTGAGGAGTTAAGGAAAGGAGGTGTAAGATGGCAAAACATTGGCGAAGAATAACAATAGTCGGCACTAACCGAGAAGAAGCCGAGACGAAACTTAATGAATTAAAAACACAAGGTAGACAGGTTAAGCTTGGCTTCCTATGGCTTCATCATGGTAGGCGTTGTACCCCTCGCAAAAGTAGAGGATACTCAATTCTGGAACTACAGCCCTAAATCGTAAGGCTTGAAACTAGCCTACGGGGGAATAAAATATGAAAACAGTTAAACAAGGGAATCGCCGAGTATGCACCTATATATATGATTGCTCCTATCAAGATGACCAAATGAGATGTAAAAAATTTGGAAGATGTAACTGGAAAAGTCTAAATAAACCAAGGAGACAATAAGATGATATACATTCATAAATGTACTAACCCGCAACAAATCAATATGTATAGTATAATATAGATGGGGTAAATTATGCCACAGATAGGAGAGATTAAAACTGTAAAGGAGTTGGGGAAAACCTATAAACACCGAGCGACACAATATCAAAAATATATTTGGGTTATTTGCCCCCAATGCCAACTTGGAAGATGGAAAAACCTAAAACAATACAAAACATCAATTACGGGATTATGTTCAGCGTGTTTTAAGGGCAAAAGGGGAAGGGAAAGCCATAATTGGAAAGGGGGAAGGCAAAAAACCACTAATGGATATATAGAGATTATGCTTGAGCCAACTGATTTCTTTTTCCCAATGACTGACCCCCATGGATATATCAAAGAACACCGTTTCATTATGGCTCAACATTTGGGCAGATGTCTTCACCCTTGGGAAGAAGTTCACCATAAAGGAGCCAAAGACGATAATAGAATTGAAAAATTAGAACTTGTAATAAAGAATTATCATAGGGGCAAAGTGAGATGCCCTTATTGCAACAAAGAATTTTCAATTAAATAAGAGGGGATTATGGGAATAAGCACAAAAATTGGAAGTATCTGGATACATAAATGCTTACGATGTGAGCACGAGTGGGCGTCTAAGAATCCAAAGCCTATTCGTTGCCCAGCTTGTAAGTCGCCATATTGGTTCAAACCCCGGCGACAACCGAAATCGGCTTGAGTAATATATTCCCCCCAATATGGTGTCTATAAAGCCAGTTTCCTACCCAACAAACGATTGCCAATAAGGATTCAGTAGATTGATTGTCTATTACGGGCTTGCGATATGCCCGACAAAAATCACGCCATAATAAATCATTGTCCCGCCGTGCTTCTGCTAGTAATAATAAACAAAGCCCCTGATGCCCCCCATGATATAAATTGCGCTTAAAATTCCGTTTCACTCTTCCTCTATGATTTTATCTATCATTTCTTTAAAAGCTGGTAGAAAATGACAAATAAGTTCCCACATTATGAAGCCCTTGGGATACAAACAGGAGCGATAGTAAAGGATTAAATCCCGTGCCTCTTCTTTATCAAATTCGGCTTGTATTTTTATAACTGTTCGTTCTTCAGACATCTACTCTTTTAACTCCATTACACTTTGACAGCACCTTTGGGCTGCAATCTCACAATACTTTTCTTCTATCTCTATGCCCATGGAATATCTGTTGAGCTTCTTGGCACAATAACAGGTTGTCCCTGAACCAAGAAAGGGGTCTAGGATTAAATCGCTCAGCTTACTCCCAGCATCCATCAGATAGTCTATGTAACCTTCTGGTTTTTCAGTGGGATGCTTCCTCTCTAAAGTAGCAACATTGTTTTCCATCCAATAATCAAATAACTTGCCGTGAGGAACGCCATCTGGTTTTACTGGTGGTTTCTGAGCCACTAAAGCCAACTGGTGGCAATATCTAAATAGATGCCATTTTCTCGCCGCCCCGTGTATCCAGACAACAAGGTTGCGAGGGATAATATCTGCCTTAATTGCCTCCCGCCAAAACGAGGGATAAGTTCTCCAATCGCAAAGTAGCATCAAGTTTCCTGCAGGCTTTATGGTGGGTATTAACAACCGCAACTGGTCAGCAAACCAACCTTCCAGTATCGTATAGTTACCAAGCTCATTTTTTTCTTCAGTAGTCCCAAACATCACCAGAAACGGTGGGTCAGTCAGCACTAGGTCAAAACTCTTATCAGGAATCGAAGGTAAAATATCCCTGCAATCAGCATGATAGATTGCTACCCATTCGTCTTTGTAGTAGGGCTTAACGCCTATTGCCTGTATTATCTCCTCAAAAGTCATCTTTATACCAATCGATTACTCTTTTAACTCCATTACTGCTTTTTAACAAACCAGCCAGCCTTATAATATGGATTGCCTGGTTGAGTAGACTGGCCCGTTTCTTCAAGAGTTATACGTGCCAATGGTCCCCCCAGGCACAATGAGACTTTCCACTTTTGCCCACAGTTACATTGCTGGTTACCGAGGGTTAGGGGTAATAATTCCTTACCGCATTTCTGGCATACAAATTTATCAGTCCCATCTATAACAAACATATCCAACATCTTTAACCCTCCTTATTTATACCAGTCCATTACTCTTTTAACTCCATTACTTTCCTTGTCAAGTTTTCTCGTTTCTACCCCACGCTTAACAGTAGGAGTTTTAGGATGGTTCACAAAGTCCTCATAACTTCTGGTTCGCCGTCTATTGCCCGATATATAAGTTAAGGCTCTGTTTATCCGCCTGTTTATTTCTTCATAAGATAATCCGCTTACATGCTCTAAGAGTTCACTGCTTGTGCCATCACAAAAGTAGGCTTCCAATAAATATCTGTCTATCCGGCGGGGATGTTCTTTAGTCCCTTGATATACTTGATTTAATCGCCAGTCTATTTCAGCTACTATACAAGCCACAATCTCAAAATAAGCCCTGGATTTGATACGCCTTTTACCAATACTTTCTTCAGCGTAAGCCCCCTTTGGTACGGGAACATAAAAGCCATTCCGCATATCTTCAAGTAGGGGCAATAACCACATAATTTCATCCCGCTTAAAAGAAACAGAATAGGGATTACACCAGATTAACTGGTTGTTGCGGTCTCGGTAATGCCCCCTTTCATCTTTATACCAGTCCATTACTCTTTTAACCCCATTACTTTTTCCCTTCAGGCAACTGTAGCCTATGTTCTAACATAACTTCATAAAGGATTTTGCCCTTTTCACCTACTTCCATATATGGTAGAAATATCTGGTCAATGCTTACCATCTCGGTTTCCAGAATAGCCATCTGTGCCCTTACCCAATCCTTCAATATACGCCAAGCAACACGGGATGCTAGTTCTCTGTCTACCTTGCTGCGTACTCTTTGTTTATTCAATACACCCTGAACTCTATCAATATTTGCTGGCAATTTGAATGGTGTCTCTCCATAGGGTGTATCAACTATGAAGGCCAGACCAATAGGTTCATTGCCATCATAGTCCATCAAAATATGTTTGGCACCATGAGCTACCAAGATGCCCTGAATTTCGCCGATTGATTTTAGCGCTGTTACTGTTGTACTATAATTGGCTATTCTCGCTGTCATTCTTTCCTCCTCTTTTAACCCCATTACTTTCTTAAACTTCTTCCTATTCCATAACCTTCTAAGACAAACAGCCCCGCAGCCAGAATAAAGGCGAGAATTTTCAAGAAGAGTTCCACTATAGAACCCTCCTTTTTATCTGTATTAGTCTGTCGTCTCCCCGAACTCTCATACCAAACTGATGAACAAGTCCAATGATTTCCTCAATTGCCGCTGGTATATAGTCCCCCATACCATACACATTAAACACATTCATTACGCCGTTTAATTGAAGGCGAAATTGACCAATAAGTTTCTCGTATTCTTCTTCTGATAACCAGGGGAAGGCATAATCTTCTTCATCAAACATTACTTTAACTTCCCCCGATACCTTTCAAAGTCTCTTAAAAATCTACTCTCCGCCACATCAATAGGCATAGGAACAATTTTATCGGGCAAGGGTAATGGTAATTCCGCCCATTCATTAGTGTTATTCATTAAGTCTCTAGCTTCAGTTGCTAAGAGAACATCATCAGCATACTTAATTTCATTGTCTGGGCATTGTATTGGACAAAATTTATCATATATCGCCTGCTGAATTTTATTGGCAATCTCCTTATAAATAGGCATCTCTTGTTTAATGGGTCTAGGGACATCATGCAAGTAGGCCTCGTGAGCATCATGTAATAAGGCTTGCAATTTGTTAAACCCCAATATAATTTGAGCCACCCGAATAGAATGGTCAGCCACCGAGTAAAATCCCTTACAATGTCCCCCAAACCGACAGGTAAGAGCTAGGGCATGAGCAATATCTTTAATATCAATCTCCTCTGGTTGCGGGTCAAGATAGTGGAATTGTTTACCAGTATAAGTTGCTATCCAATGCCCATCATATTCATTAGTCATTTCTCCACCTCAATTTCTAAGACTGGACGCCAAGTCAATAATATATTCTTGGCATAAGCCTCCTTCTCGGTTCGAGCATAATTACCAGCTAATTCAGTTTTCAGTAAGCACCTTTTAGCAAGGAGAGATATGATTTGATTGGTCAGTTTATCCAGCCATGCTTCCCAACACGGCATACATCGCTCATGTTTGATATTACTGTCTAATTGGCATTGCTTAAATTCCTGTTGGCTTGGCGGGCATTTCTCATGCGTCCAAAAGTTTAACAGAATCTCATCAGTAAAAAGATTTCTTATTTGTTCTCTCAATTCCCCGGTCAGTCTTTGTGCTTCTGTTTCGTCAGACATCTTTAACCCTCCTTATCCTTTTCAGGTAAGAATTTTTTATTGACAATAACCGGATATCGCCAAGTTACTCCCATCCTAGAATGCACCCCCATGATATTCTGTGAGGGATTAGAGGAAATTTTTAATTTCTTCAATGCCCAATCGTCATCTGACACCAAAGTGGAACATATAAAAAAATCCCGCAATACAGCTGATATTTCGTCTCCTAAATGCTTTTTATGAAAATGCCCCCCCACAGCATAACTAAAGCCACCGAATTGCATAAACCAAGCCTTTAATGCTCGGTCAATAGCGAAATATGGTATCCCTTGTTGACAAGGAATACCATCAAGATGGGCAACAAAAAATCGCCAACCACCAATGTTAAGAATATCTCCAAATTGTTCATGTATATTTATAGTAATTCCCCTTTGGTCACTAAGTTTAGCTTGTAATAAGTCATACAATGACAAATCCTCCCTTGATGTTTCGGGGGCCAATATATCGTGCCCATGATTACCCGGGAAACCGTCAAAAATAACTTCCTCAAATTCTTGTTTTAGGGAACAAATTAACCTTAACCACGCTGGTAAGGCTAATTTTACCCGCTGGTCTCTAGCCCCCATTTTTACGGCCCCTACAATAGAACCTTGATGCGGATTTTCTCCTTGTATATTATCTCCGCAATTTATAATTCTGAGACATTTTATGGGATACATATGCCGGTGCAAAGTTACAATGGTCATAACAGAATCAAAGAGAGTATCCATATTTTCTCGATAAACATCCTCATTGAATGACTTGGTTATCTTGCCAGCATGTCCATCACCAGTATGAAGTATTGCAATTTCTTCGTCTCCTCTTTTCTGCTTAGGGGCCTTATATTCCCGCAACTTAATGGGGGGTAAATTGACAATAATTTGCTCATTTCCCCGCTCTTCCATATGGGATTGAGAACGATATGCCCCTAGTCGATTACGCATCGCATCCGCAAACTGCTTTTTGTTCTTATAACCATAATGCCTAGCCCATTGTTCTAATTGGTCTTGCCCAGCAGAGGGATATTGCCGTTTTAACTGTTCGGCTTCTGGTGTATTTGGCTCTGGTAAATATGATTTAGTTGTTATACCCATTTATCTTGTTTACTCCCATCGACGGTGTTTTTCTGCAACCCATTCCCAATCATCATATTCTTCTATCTCCCAATCCACATCATCTGGTATATCAATAATTTTAAGTAAGGAATATTTGCCATTAGCCTGTTTCCCCAATTCCTCAATTACTTGTATCAAAAAGGGGTCGTTACGAGGTATATCTCTGGGAGTAAAATATGCGGCATTAGATTTTTCATATCTTTTCGGACCTATGGGATTTCGCTTCTCCCCTTCCACCAATTTATAATATTCTTCAGGGGGGATAGTTGTATAAGAAACATAAGGCAAATGGGGACTGTCTATGGTAGGTTCCTTCCCCCAGATAGCTTCATAACTTTCCCCAATTAAATTGTCCACAAAGGGATACAATTT